AACTAACACAAGTTTTGGTTTAGGAACAGAAGGACACGACACTTTAACCAGAGCAAGAGCAAATGGTTTAGCATATAGTGCAGATGTGCAAACAGGAATTTATGGAAAAGCAAATGCCTCTTTCACTCGTGAGCAAACAATTGCCGTGAATGGTCAGTGGGTAGAAGGAAAGTCTGATACTCGTGATTTACTAGGTGCTGTTGTATCTATAAAAACAACTTTTGCTAACTTTTTAGACGTGTGGCCCGAGTACAGTACAACTAGATTTATTACATCAAACGTGGTTGAAGTCTATAATGCTCTTCCTTACAGAGTAGGGGATAATGTTCGTGCAGAAAATGGCACAACTGAAGGAACGATTCAGTCTATTCAAGAAAATCGATTTTTATACTTATCTAATGCGTTAGACGCTAATACCGCACTTGGTGATGCCGTTTTCATAGTTAATCCTCAAGCCGATCCCGAATCTTATATTGAAGATAAATTTAAGATTGATAGTTTAGAAACATTAAGTGATGAAGTAGCGACTTTTAGCTTAATCTCTTGGCTTCAGTACTTTAGAAATCAAATTCCAAATAGAAAATACTATAAAAATACTTGTCAATGGGCATATAAAGGTCCCGAATGTCAATACCCAGGTCCAGGAGGTTTAGCTATCCCTGGTACTTCACTTACATCAAATGCTAACCCAATAGCAGCTGATAACACAGTAGCCCCCTCCGCTGCTGGCGATGTTTGTGGTAAGTCTATACAAGCCTGCACTGTCCGTAATAATCAGATTCATTTTGGAGGGTTCCCTGCAACAGGAAGAACAATCCCGAAACAATAATATCAAAGGATGTATTTTACCATGGAACCATATTTTTGGAGGTCTATTGGGAAACTATCATCTTTGTTGTCATGCAGAATATCAGGAATCTGCTCCAATACTTGGTCCTGCATCACACTCAATTTCTCAAGTTTGGAATGCAGAACCTCTGAAAAAAGTAAGAAAGCAGTTCCTTAAGGGAGAGATACCTGCGGTCTGTAAAAAGGTGTGCTATGACCGTGAAGCTATTGGTGTAAAAAGTAACAGGATTAGTGTTAATGAAAGATTTGAAAATCAAAAACACTTACAAGATAGAACTGAAAAAGACGGATCACTTCCTTCTATGCCTACATACATGGATATTAGATTTGGTAATTTATGTAACTTCAAATGCAGAATGTGCGGTCCTGAATCTTCAACAAGCTGGTACAAAGACTCAAAATTATCTTTTTCTAAAACTATAGATCCCTATACAAAAAATAATGCTCTTTGGGAAGATATGCCTAATATTATCCCTCATTTAACTGATGTATATTTTGCAGGTGGAGAACCTTTTGTGCAAGATGGTCATTATAAATTACTACAGCTTTTAATTGATAGTGGGTACTGTAAGGACATTAAGTTACAATACAATACTAATTTAAGTTATACTAAATACAAAAAATTTAATTTATTAGAGATGTGGAAAAACTTTTTAGATGTTTCTGTGTGGCCTAGCATTGAAGGATTTGAATCTAAAGCTGAGTATTCAAGAAAAGGGTTGAACTGGAATACCTTTGAATATAATGTAGAACATTATAAACAACATATTAAAACATTTTCCTCAGTGATAAGTATTTTTTCTATCACGTCAATGCCAGATCTAATTATATGGTTTAAGAAAAATAGAATGGCGTATAATGGAACGCTTTTGACAAACCCGATAGAGTGTTCAATAACTTGTTTACCTAATGAAACTAAAAAATTAATAATTCAAGCCTATAAGAAATTTATAAAAAAATATACGCCAATATTAAATCGCACAGACATAGAGCAAATGAAAGAGTGGTTAACTTATATGACCTCAAGAGATGATACTCATCTTTTAAAAAGATTTAAGAAAGAACAAGAACGTTTAGACTTTCTAAGAAACGAGTCTTTTATAGACACATTCCCAGAGTATGCGACATGGTACAAAAATATCTTAGTTTAAAACACAAATACGGTGAAGTAGATTGCATAGAATTAATACGATCATTTTATAAAAATGAATTAAATATACAATTTGATTTACCACCTTATCCTCATTCAAGAGCCTGGATGAAATATTTTCACACTCAAAAAGTAGATGAGTGGGCATCCAAGTGCTCTATAAAAGTCAAATTGACAGATGCAAAAAATTATGATGTAATGGTATTTAAGTCAGAAAAATATGAACTTGCAACACATTTTGGTATGTATTTAATGCCATCTAAACTTTTGCAC